GCCCACGGATCGATCCTGCCACACCTGAGCAATCGCATTGAGCTCTGTGTTGTTGTGATCCACCAGATTGGTGGGGATCTGCGTTCTGTCCAGCGTGGTGATGCTGCTGCGCTGTGCCTGCATTTCGATATTGATGCTGTCAGGGCTGACAGTCACGCCATCCAGTGCCTGCCTCTGTGTCCAGTGTTTCATGCCCTGCGCCCTCTCACCACATCTGTTCCACGCACGGTGTATCCATACTCGAATCCCACCAGCACGATATCTGTGGTGGTTTCGATCTCAAATGCAAAGTGGCTGCAGCTCTGCACTGCCACTGCATAGCGCAAAGGCACCAGGCGTTCATTGCGGTATGCAGTGCCTGCAGCATCCAGCACTGCCCTGCCATACACAGCCAGGGTGGACTGGTCAGGTGGCTGCATGGTGTACGTGCGCTCTGTGGTGGCCGTGAGGTTGAAATCTTTGTACCATCTGAGCGTGATCTCAGGATTGCCCGTGGTCATTACCCACACCGTCACATACTGAATCTGCTTCAGTATCTGTGGATCCCCAAAGTCGTTCCACGCGCTGCGGTACAGGCTACCCGTCGCCGGCCCCAGTGTGAAGGTGTCAGGGATGGGCACAGTGCCACCCAGGTAGTGCCTGCCACTGATGACAAAGATGCCACGCTCACTGCTGCTGTTTCCTGTCTCATTGCCCGTATTGTGGCCGAACAGCAGCGCACCGCTCTGCGTGGTGGCAAGGCATCCAACGGGAAAACCTTTGCGCACCGACCATGCAGACACATCCGGGCTGCGCTGCAGTTTATCGATGTGCAGCACCAGTCCCAGATTTGGCCGATCATTGCCATCCACAGGCACATACAGGTGGTACTCACGATCCGTGGCAGCATAGGCGCTCACCGCTTTGGGCTGACAGTCCTGTGTGATTCTGCTGATGGTATCATCCCAGCCCTGGCTGAGCTTGATCATGTCCACCACTGCACCACCCTGCAGGCCACCTGTCAGTGCATACACGCCATCTGCTGCCAGGAACACCAGTCCCAGCCCAGGCACACGCTGCACGCTGTGTGGTGCTCTACACTGCAGGGTGCGGTCGATGCTGGACACAGTGAATCCAGCCACGTAGTCACCCTGCACCACATCTATGCCACGCTCACGAAAAACGATGAGCAGGGTGTAATCACCATACAGCGCAGTGATGCCGCCTGCCTCACTGCCCAGCTCCAAGCTCTGCAGGCTGCTAAATTGTTCGATTCTGCTGGGTGCTGAGTAGTACAGGGTGTACGGATCATCCACACCCCCATCCAGAAACAAACACTGTTTGTACATCGCTGGAAAGCGTGCACGTGGTGCAGGGAAAACGCCTGCATCGATGATGGGCGCAGGCTCACCCAGTGCAGCACTGCTCACAGCATCAAAATACAGGGTGTCCGTGTTGTTTCTGATGAGCCCCACAAAGTACTGCGTGGTGTCATCTGGTGTAGGCGAGTCTTCAGAGTAGTTCGCTGTGCGATAGATCTTGCGTGCGACGGTGCCAGGGCTACCAGTGGGCACATCCAGCGCCACTGCATACCTAAATCCCTCTGCAGTATCTGGCAGCTCCCAGCTGGTGCTGGCAATCGGGCTGCGTGCGCTCTCACTGCCAGAGCTCAGAATATTGCTGATGGAGTAGCCCACAGTGCATTTTTTGCCTGGTGAGCCTGTCTGGTTGTTTTCAAAGCCCAGGCCCCACCGTCCACCGTCGCTGATGGCCTCTGCATCAGCCAGGCACCACAGCGTCACAGCACCGCCACCTGTGGATGTGCTGGATGCTATCCCCGTGGTGGCATCAGGCATGGGCTGCACCCTGCGTGGCTGTGGAGCAGGTGGACTGCCATCAAATCCCAGCTGTCTGATGATGTAGCTCACTGCGCTTGCAGCTTGTGCCTGAGTGCCCAGTGGCCACGGATTCACCAGCACTGGCCTGTCATACCCATTGCACACCACGGTGCCGTGTGGTGTGTCCAGGAAAGAGGGGCCGGGCTCAGTGGGTGCAGGAATGCTGCGCCCGCTCTGCAGTGTGATCTGCACAGGTGCGCCTGTGGTGCTGCCTGCCTCATACAGCAGATGAAGATTGCCACCCTCACAGTACAGGATGGACTCACGCGCACCACCTGCCAGGTGCTGTGCGCAGTGCAGGCCATAGATGGCACCGTCATTGGTAAAGGGTGCCCAGTCCCCTTTCAGGCCGGGACGATACGGCTCATATCCAAGGCGTGAGCTCCACCCACCACTGCGTCGATCTATGCGCCAGTTTTCGATGCGCTCTGCATTGCCTGCCTGCTGTGGCAGCTGCTCATCCAGACCACCTGCAGCAGCGATGATGTAGCTGTCAGTATTCATGTGAAAGTCAGTGGGCCGAAGATGGTTGGGTAAATGCCCCCGCTGCTGTTCTTGACAATGCGTCGGGATGGCTTGCCAAGGTACCGCTGTTCCATGCCCCGATAAACCATCTGCATCTTGCGCTCAAAAGCAGCAGACAGTGGGGCCTGGTCACTTTTAATGGCGAGCTGCGCCAGTGCCTCATAGGCGAGCACCTTTGCATAAGCAGATGGCACTGCAGGCACGTCCTGAGCCTCTTCCATGTCCTGAGGCACAAGCAATCGGCGCACATTGATAAAGCTGTCAGTGGATGTGTGTGGGTACAGCTCCAAAGACTGGTGCGCACCGCTCTGTGTGCGCTGGTATCGCGGTGTAATCGTGTCTAGATTCTGACCCTGCAGCACTGATACGCTGGTGTCAGCACTGAAAAGCACACCACCTGTGGGTGGTGCTGTGTCTACGCTTGTGGCACTGCGCACCCTGCGTGGTGCATCGATGCCCTCATCTGTGCAGGTGAAATAGTAGCGCCGATACAGGCCACTCTCTGCATTGATGGCAGCAGGATTGAATTGCAGCTCCTCATTGTCCTGCAGCGTATAGGTCACACCAGGGGACAGCCCGCTTTCCAGGCCACCTGAGAAGCCGGGATAGCTGTCATATGTGTACAGCAGGGGAGCACGGACGTTGACCATGTAGACGGTCACGGTGCGCACACCACGGCCTGCACCGGGTGTGATCACTGACACACCTGACAGAGCACGGGGAGCAGGGATGTACTCTGCCTCGCCTTCCAGAAAGCTCTCAGGTGTGCCCAGCACATCAGGGTCAATGAGATAGCTGTCCCTGTCCAGCTTGCTCATAAAATCGATTTGCTGCGGATAGCTGGTGATATCCTGCAGCACTGCCTGCACCTGCGCGGTATCGCTGGGCAGAAACACATTGCGACGCTTCATGGTGACGGTGTACGTGCCACCTGAGCCCACAAATGGCCTATCGATGTGCAGCGTGGTGGTATTCTGCACAAATCGGATCTGATAGGTATCTGTGAGCCCGTTGCTGTCGGTGACAGTGAAAGTGCCCAGCTCATAGGAGCTGCCTGGTGCTGACAGTGTACCGATGGGAAAGCCCACACCTGATACCTGGCTGCTGCCATTTACAAAGGTGAGCGCCAGGCTTACATCCGTCTGCACTCTGAGCGCCTGCTCAGTGACCAGGAAAGACCAGGGCCTATCACCCAAAAGCCTTACCTGTGCATCATTTAGAAAAGCGGTGAGCTCATCAGTGTACGTGGGATTGACCGGATCATAGTCCAGCAGACTGCCACAGTATGAGCGCAGTGAATCCAGATTCACAGATCCCCCAAAGTGATGAGCAAATGCCCTGCAGGTATTGCACGCCTGCAGGGCACATCAGTGGCTATCAGTAGCCGGGATACACGTAGACCGTGGCGACGTTGGCAGTATCTGCCTCCAAAGCGACGGCCACGATGCGCGTGGTGTCAGTGTTGACATACACGCCCAGCTGGCCTGCAGTGGCACTGATGGCGAGGCTATTGCCTGCCACAGTAGCGCCTGCCACGTTGGCATCTACGATGCCACGCACCACCACACGGATCTGCTCACCAGCTGCAGAGGCAGCATCAAGAGCAATACCCACGGGGATGGAGTCAGCTGCATTGCCACTGTCGCCTTTGGTGACGTACAGGGCAACATCAGCATCAGCCTGGGTGCCATCGAGTGAAACCACATCGCCTGCAGCGATTGCCTCAGAAGCGATGAAGGATTCAATCTTGCGACGGTTCATGCTGGCAATGTCAGCACCGGGCTGGATGTAGTTGATGATTTCAGTGGTAGCCATTTATCTCATGCCTCCGCATCAAGAAGGACACCATGGCAAGCCAGGCGACCAGTGGTGAGCTGCAGACGGGTGTGCACCTGCCATGCCTCAGTGGCAGTGCCAGGCACCTGCATAGGATCGTGAACCTCGAAATAGGCCGATTCATCGGTGTAAACCTCGAATTGGCTGGAGGTCAGCGCGTAGCCGGAAACGGCCTTAGCAGGATTCTGTGCAGTGAAGCCCAGGGTATTATCCACGTACACGCGTGCACCGCGGAACTCAGCGACCATGCCAGCATCCAGACCATCACGGCCTGCAGCAGTGGTGTACCGCACCTGACCCTGGATGAGCTTCATGAAAGCAGCGTAAGCAGCTGGGCTCAGGAAAAGCATGTCAGGGGGAGCGCCTGCAGGATTGTACTGCATACAATTGATGAACAGGGTGTCGATATCCGACAGAGTGAGCGTACCAGTTGCATCCTGGAATTGGTTGAACCAGTTTTGTGCCTGGTAGGTGGCTTTGCTCAGTCCGCCCACACTGTTCTGCTGAGAAGCAGCAGCCACACCCTCAAACCAGCCGTTAGAGGCAGCAGTGGTGAGGCCGTTGAGGGTCTGCAGATTGGTGAGGCGAGCAGCTGCACCAGAAGTGGCAGCAGGACCCTGAAAGATGCGCCGGGTGATGGCCTGGCGCATATTGATCATCAGGTTTTTCACCTTGGATTCAAGGATGTTGACGCGTGCCAATTCACCTTTGTTGGAAGTCTTTTCCACGATGTTCAGGCCGACATGGTCGATGATATCGCACCACTCAAAATTGGCCGTGAGGAACGGATCGCTGAAATTGAGCGGTGTGGGCTCCCATCCGCTGCTGACCTGGGTCAATCCGGAGGACTGCTCACCGATGATGACGGGCTGCTCAACACGCTGGCCCCCATTGACACGGTGAAGGTTTCCGGCCTCTTCCACGGCCTTGAAAAGTGGATGTGCGACAAAAGAGTTATCCTGCAGCTTCTCGATGAGCAGGCGCAGGGTGGTACTGGATACCGACGAAGGTGCAGCCATTGTGCAGCCCTCCCTGATGGTTGATGTTTGAGTGTGTGGGCGTGCTCACAGAGTGCCAGGGCTTGTGCCTCATGTGAATCCAGACAGGGTGTTCACCAGCAGCAGGCCGTTGATGGGAGTGTATCGGTTTTCCACAGGCTTGTGCAAGTTTTCCACAGCTTGTGCACATGTGGAAAACCCTATGGATAAAGATGCCCACAGGGTTGTCAATAGGCTGTGGATATGTGGAAAACCCTGTGGATAAAGATACCCACAGGGTTTTCAATAGGCTGTGGATAACCTGTGAGCCCTGTGGATAAGTCTTTCCCCACCTTATCCACAGGGCATGCACAAGCTACCGCGAACGGTCGAGCTCCTTGCTCAGTGCCAGGATCTCTGATGCACTCATGCTGCGCAGCTCCTGCCTGGATGGCTTTGCTACGCGTCCACTTGCACGCCTGCTGCCTGCAGTGGCTGTGAGTGCTGCTGCTCTGCTGGCAGTGCGCTCTGCAGTCCTGCGTGCTGCCTCCTGCTCTGCCTGCCTGCGCTCCATACGGGTGCGGATAATCTCTATGCCATCCTGCAGATTGTAATTGGGGCGCTCTTTGAGGAATGCCACAAGCTCACTCTTGACTGCAGGATCCTCGAAAATGTCAGGGTTCTCACGCTGCACCCGTGCAAAATCTGCACGGGCTTGCTCTTCCTGCGCCTGCTCCTGCAGTGGCTTGATGTGCTCCTCAAATATCCGCTGCTTTGTGTGCGCAATCACGCTCTCAGGCTGGAACGGATCATAGTCAGGAAGCTCATCAGGTGGTGTGCCTGACAGTGCGCCCATGAGCTGCTGCAGGCGTGCCTCCTGCTGCTGCAGCATCTCAGCCCGTGCAGCCATCTCTTTGCGCTCTGCTGCCAGCAGCTGCGTTTTTCTGGTGTAGTCAGCACGCAGTCCTTTTGCGTGCTTGTATGCATCCAGATCCACCTTTTCCAGATAGCTGAGCGTGTCATCCCAGCCACGTGCAGGTGCTGTGTCCTCTGCAGGTGCTGTGTCCTCTGCAGCAGGCTGTGCTGCCTCCTGCTCAAATGTCGCCACCTCATCATGTGTGGTGGTCTGTTCAGTGTGCGGGCTTTCCATCATCTCTCTCTCTTACTTTGGACTGGTCGCACCACGATGGGTGTCACAGCAGTGCGATACCAGCCACGGTGAAAGCCGGGCGCTGTGCGGC